CATGGCGGGAGTGCGAACTCCACTTCGACAATTTGCTAGCTGTGTTCTTGTTGATGTTGATGACACCCTCGATAGCATCTTTAGTTCTGATATGGCTATTGGGAAATACGTTGCACAAAGGGCGGGAATCGGTATCAACGCAGGCAGAATCCGTGGCATCAACAGTAAGATCCGAGGCGGAGAAGTTCAGCACACAGGTGTTGTCCCATTCCTCAAAAAGTTTGAAGCAACTGTCAGATGCTGCACTCAAAATGGCATCAGAGGTGGATCAGCGACTGTCCACTTCCCAATCTGGCACCAAGAAATCGAAGACATCATTGTCCTAAAGAATAACAAGGGCACTGAGGACAGTCGTGTAAGACGATTAGATTACTCTATTCAAATTAGCAAACTGTTCTATGAACGATTCATTCGAAACGAAGACATTTCACTCTTCAGTCCGCACGACGTTTATGGTTTGTATGATGCTTTTGGTACTGATCGATTTGACGAGTTGTATCTGGCTGCTGAACGAGATCTTTCTATTCCAAGAAAGACTGTCGGAGCTCAAAACCTCATTCTGGACATCCTAAAAGAGAGAGCAGAGACTGGTCGTCTCTACCTGATGAACATCGACCATTGTAACTCTCACTCTTCTTTCAAGGATCAGGTTTATATGTCAAACCTGTGTCAGGAGATTACTCTTCCTACCGATCCTATCTCTCACATTGATGATGATGCAGGTGAGATTGCTCTTTGCATTCTGTCTGCTATCAACGTAGGAAAACTTCGTAACCTAGACGAACTGGAAGAACTTTGTGATCTTTCTGTTCGTGGTTTGGAAGAACTGATTGACTATCAGGAATATCCTGTGAAGGCAGCAGAACGCGCTACAAAGGCACGTAGATCCCTTGGAGTAGGTTTTATTGGTCTTGCTCATTATTTGGCAAAGAATGGATGTAAATATGATGATCCAGCAGCATTGCCTGTAGTTCATCAACTGACTGAAGCATTCCAATACTATCTCCTCAAGTCATCTAATGAACTGGCAAAGGAGAAAGGATGGTGTACTGACTTTGGTCGCACCAAGTATGCTGATGGTATTCTGCCAATCGATACTTACAAGAAAGACGTTGACGAATTAGTTGCACCAGATTACAATTATGATTGGGAATCTCTTAGAGCATCTATCTCCGAGCACGGTTTACGGCACTCAACACTGTCTGCTCAGATGCCATCGGAAAGCAGTTCCGTTGTGTCAAACGCAACAAATGGAATCGAGCCACCTAGAGACTATCTGTCCATTAAAAAGAGTAAGAAAGGACCACTCAAACAGATTGTTCCTCAATATCAAAGTCTCAAGAACAACTATACTCTTCTCTGGGACATGCCTAGCAATTCTGGTTACATCAACATCGTTGCTGTTATCCAGAAATTCTTCGACCAAGCAATCTCTGGAAACTGGTCCTACAATCCAGAGAAGTATGCCAACAATGAAGTCCCAACCTCAGTGATGGCACAAGACTTCCTTACCACATATAAGTATGGATGGAAAACCTCTTACTACCAGAACACGTATGACATGAAGAACGATGGTGTAGTTGATGAACCAACTACAGCAGAAGATATTATCAAACAGTTAGAAGAAATCGATGAAGACTGTGAGTCCTGTAAGATCTGAAGAAGAAATGAAATTTCAAATTACCGCCAATTCACCAAAGACAGAAATCAAAGGCATGACTGTCTTCAACCCTAACAAGGTTGACATCAAGAAGCAACCAATGTTCTTTGGTGCCCCTCTCGGGGTCCAAAGATATGATGGTGCAAAGTATCCAGTGTTTGAAGAGTTGACCAATCGTCAACTTGGATACTTCTGGAGACCAGAAGAAGTTTCATTGCAGAAAGATCGTGGAGATTATCACACGCTTCGTCCAGAACAAAAGCATATCTATACCTCTAACCTCAAGTACCAGATTATGCTTGACTCCGTTCAAGGGCGTGGTCCTGGGATGGCTTTTATTCCTTACTGCAGCCTACCTGAACTTGAGTCTGCAATGAGTGTATGGGAATTCATGGAGGGCATTCACTCCAGATCCTATACTCACATTATCAAAAACATCTATCCAAATCCTTCTGAAGTTTTTGATACGATTCTAGATGATGAAAAGATTCTCTCTCGCGCTGAAAGTGTAACTCAGTCATACAATGATTTTATCAATCATGCACAGATGTATGGCAGCAGTAACATGTGGGAGCATAATCTTGAAGGTGTTCCAATGGCACAAAACGAACTCTATGAACTCAAGACAAAACTCTACCGAGCAGTCGCAAACGTCAATATCCTTGAAGGTATTCGATTCTATGTCTCCTTCGCATGTTCGTTCGCTTTTGGCGAACTCAAGCTTATGGAAGGATCAGCAAAGATTATCAGCCTTATTGCCAGGGACGAAAATCAGCACCTCGTATTGACTCAGAACATTCTGAATAAGTGGAAGAAGGGTGATGATCCAGACATGGAAAGGATTGCTAAGGAGCAAGAACCTTGGGTCTATGAAATGTTTGATCGTGCTGTCAACGAAGAGAAGATGTGGGCAGAGTATCTGTTCAAGGATGGATCAATGATTGGTCTGAATGATAAACTTCTTCAGCAATATGTTGAGTGGATTGCTAACCGCCGTATGAAGGCACTTGGCATGAAACCTCAGTATGATATTGCTGCTAAGAACAACCCTTTGCCTTGGACCGAGCATTGGATTTCTTCTAAGGGTCTTCAGGTCGCTCCTCAGGAGACTGAGGTTGAATCATATGTCGTAGGAGGGATCAAACAAGATGTTCAGAAAGATACGTTCGCTAATTTCCAGTTATGACGAAAGATTCTTTGCCTGGTTGGAAGGTAAAGGCACTTCAGGACCCGAACGTGAGCGAACGCCACGCAAGGATAGTGATGCACGGACCCAAGTCTCTCAGCGAGGCGTGGGTCCTAAGCGCCATGCGCCTCAAATACCAGATCCGTGGGACTAACTAAATATGATGAGGTAAGACTATGAAAATGTGGAAGAATATCCAAATCCCTGGAGATATAATGGCAGCGTCTTTGACGGGAGCCTTATTGGGGATAACTGGGGTTTTGTTTATAACATTACCAATCTCCAGAACCAACGACAGTACATTGGGAGAAAGTATTTTTGGCAAAAAAGAAAACCCAAAGGTGGTAAACGTAGAGTTACTAGTGAAAGTGACTGGAGAAAATACTATGGATCCTGTCCAGAACTCAAAGACGACATCAAAGAATTTGGTAAGGAGAATTTTAGTAGAACCATACTCTCCCTCCACCGAACCCCAGGTCGAGTCAACTACGAAGAGACCCGACAACTCTTTCTTCACAACGTTTTGACTGAAGCCCTTGACGACGGGACACCCGTGTACTATAATAGCAACATACTCGGGCGGTACTACCGCAAGGATTACTTCAATGAAAAACCTTGATCTAGAATGCACCGAAATTACGGATGCAACTATTGACAGAATCCACCATTTGTGTGAGAATGGTCGTCTTGAAGATGCCATCGCTCTTTATGATGAATACAAAGAGTGGATTTCTGGCAACGGACCTCAAGATGTTTTTGTAATCGAATGAATATGAAACTAAAAATTCTTGCAGCAGCTGCTGCCCTACCAATTGCTGGAGCATGTGCTCAAACAGAAGTGGTTGCTCCACCACCACCAGTAGAAATCCCTGTAGTTGAGTACAAAACCACTTGGAAATGTCCAGGGTGTACTGATAATGAAAAGTATGTCTTACAACAACTCCAAGAAAAAACAAGAATCTCAGATCGTAATGCTCTTGCAACGATTATGGGTAACATCAAACAGGAAAGCAAGTTCATTCCCAACATATGCGAGGGAGGGGCTAGAGTTTCTTACTTGGATTGCCGTAGCGGGGGTTATGGTCTTATTCAGTGGACCAGTCTAGGTCGCTACAATAACTTAGGCAAGTTTGCAGCTCGTTATGGTTATGATCCCTCCACTCTTGAGGGTCAGACAGCATACATGATCAATGAATCTGTCTTCCAACGTTATCTTCCTGAGTTTGAAGGTCCTGGTAAGACTGTTGATCAATACATGGTGCCTGCTTACTATTGGTTAGGTTGGGGTATCAAAGGTAATCGTCAACTTTATGCATACGCTTATACTAAGAAACTAATTCTTGCATGAGCAAATACTCTTTTGGCGGACTTGACAGGCACTCTGTCAATATCCTTCGATTGCTGAGTGAACTTGAGGGATCATATCAACTCCTCAAGTATATGGGTTTCCAAGAAGACATGGAAACCCTTGACAAAATGAAGAAGAGGTACTATACTATGTACTTCAAAATCAATAAAGAAGAAAAGGCACAAGGATAAGTGTCCGAGTGGTTAAAGGAGACGGACTGTAAATCCGTTGGCTCTGCCTACGTTGGTTCAAATCCAACCTTATCCACCTTGGGGTTGTAGCTCAGTTGGTTAGAGCACTGCCCTGTCACGGCAGTTGTCGTGGGTTCGAGTCCCATCAGTCCCGTTGACAATCTGACCAGTCTCTGGTATGATTGTCCCATGACTCAATAGCTCAGCTGGATAGAGCAACTGCCTTCTAAGCAGTCGGTCGTAGGTTCGAATCCTACTTGAGTCGTTGGATATAACTAAATATCCAAAACACAAACCTCTATTATGAAAATCAACCTTTGGTATTCAGAACATAGAAAAGAGTGGCGCTGGACTCTTTGTGACGACACAGATCGTATGCAACAAGAGTCTGGACAACAACCATTCTTACGTGACGCAATGAATGATGTTGCCAACACTGTAGAATACATGCTACAATGTAAGCAATCAGAATGAAAAACACAGAACGTTTTGATTCCATTTCCCAAAGACTTGATGAAATTGAAGGACTCCTCTATGAACTTAAAGGTACAATGCTTGTGCTGCAGTGTAGAATTGACGAGCACATCGAAGACACAAACCTGTGGTTGCGACAACATGACTCAAGTCCAAAATGATGTAGTGAGTGCAAAAGATTTATCTATGGTAAAACTTTTGGAAAAAACTTATGAGTCATCTTCTGAGCGTTTTGACCAGTCAGAACTTGAAGCAAAGCGTCGAATGCAAGATTGGCAAATGGAACGTTCCATGCGTGACATTACAAAATTTCAATATGAATCTTCTATGCATCAAGGAGTTGAAGTTCTGAGGTTTATCTGATAGAACTGGAAAGGTGGTCGAGTGGTTGATGGCTCTGGTCTTGAAAACCAGCGATGTGAAAGCATCCGTGGGTTCGAATCCCACCCTTTCCGCCAGGGAGATTAGCTCAGCGGTAGAGCAACTCGTTTACACCGAGTGGGTCGGGGGTTCGATCCCCTCATCTCCCATGGGGAATATCCCCTAAACATGTCAAAGGTATTATGGCTAAGAAAACATTCAAAAAGATTGATAGTAAAGGTCACGAAGAGATCTGGGAGTGGGACGAAACTCCTGAGGTTGTTGCTGCACTCAAGCAACTTCATAGAAGTGTAAAAGAAAATCGAATGGTAGTCATCACCGAATGATGAATCGGGGCGTAGCTTAGTTTGGTAGAGCGCCCGCTTTGGGAGCGGGAGGTCGTAGGTTCAAATCCTATCGCCCCGATATGCCCTTGTAGCTCAGTGGTAGAGCAGCTGTCTTGTAAACAGCAGGTCGTCTGTTCAAATCAGATCGGGGGCTCTTAGACGGGGAATGAGCTCGCCCGCGACGGTGCTAACCACACTGTGATCTTGAGAGTTGGTTACTCTCTTTGCTCCATTACAAACTGTCAGAATGTTGGGTTGAGTGCCCCATAGCAAGCATTCGGATAAGTGTAATGTTTCGGGGAATTAGCTCAGTTGGTAGAGCACCTGCTTTGCAAGCAGGCTGTCAGGAGTTCGAGTCTCCTATTCTCCATTCGCGAATAGCGAACATATTTTTCTTACCATAATGAAAACATACACAGTAGAAGAGTTTCAAGAACGTTGGGATGAAATGATTGATCGTGTTGAAGGGGGAGAACATATTGCTATAACTAACGGGGAGAATACTGCAGTGATGATTCCTGCAGATGATCACATGATTGCAATACATTCTGTATTCAATCACGATGCTCCCTAGCTGGTTTAGCAATCTGGTGAATGCAGCAAACTCATAATTTGCCTAAGGTGAGTTCGATCCTCACAACCAGCATTGGGGTTCTTGACAAAAGACCCCACCATACCCTATAATGTACAAGTTCAAAACACAGACCAATGTCACGTAGCAATTTTGCTTCAAAGTTCAGGTCAGACCTAAAACTTCTGACCTCTGCTATCGAAGGCGAAGTAGTGTTGGATGAAGACAAACCTCGTCTTTATCAAAAACTCATCAGATATTATGAAGATCGTGGAGTTCAACTCTACGACGATCCTGAAGATGATTACAACATTATCCTTGACCACGTTGAGCAAGACTTGATTGACGCTGGAGTTTACGTTTGATGAAACCTACTGTTCTTCTTGACCGTTTTCCTTATCGTTATGTAGAATGTGGTACTTTAGAAAACGGTACGCCTGATTGCAGGATTCAAAAAGTTGATTCTTGGACAGGTAAGTATCAAGACATGTACCTTTGTGATAACTTCATGCAACTCACAACTGCAATGGAAGATTTTGAATACACCAAATGGTTAGACCCTGCTGGTGTTCCTTGTTACATCAAAGACTCTGTTTCTAACAATGACTATTAAATCTGACGTTCTTGCTGCACAGGACCACATCTCCAAAGCAATTATTTCTGCTCTGGAAAAGAAACGTGGTGCTACTGCTTCTAAACTATTCCAAGTTTATGAGCAGTTGGGTAAACTGGCAAAACAGTTTCCTGAATACTCTCCTGAGAGTTCTATCGGATCTGCACTTGGATCTGAGTTTTATGTGAATGCTGCCGAACCTATTGACTATGGTTATAATTTCGGTGCTGGTGAAGATATTATCTCTTTCAGTGGTCTTACCTCTGAGGATACTATCAGTCTTGGATAGACACTAAACCTACCCTGGTGGAGTCATCTGACCCCTAAGTCTCGGAAAGACTCTAAACTTGCCCTGGTCGGGATGGGTCTTAGGCCCCCTCGGGTTTCTTGTTTTTTCCTCAAAAACAAGTGGCGAGCCTGCGACATGTCCAGGGGGATTCTTCCCCCTTTATTCCTCCTTAGCTCAGCGGTAGAGCGAACGACTGTTAATCGTTTGGTCCCTGGTTCGAATCCAGGAGGAGGAGTTATACAAGAATTTCTTGTATAAATACCTATCGTGACAGTAATGTTACGATTTACAACAATACCTAATGCCTCAATTACTCGCTGAAGGTTTGTAGTATAATGTCTAAGCGGGGAGATGTCGATTCCCCTTTCATCTGTGGGTAACCATTCCACAAGTAAAAATTTACGAGGTATCTAAAATGATCAAATCTGTATTCGCAGCAGCCGCTGCTGCTCCCCTGTTCGCTGGCGCTGCTTTTGCAGGTCCCTACGTGAACGTCGAAGCAAACTCTGGTTTCCGTGGCTCTGATTACCAGGGCACTGCTACTGACCTCCACGTTGGTTACGAAGGTCCTATTGGTGAGTCTGCTTCTTACTACGTCCAAGCAGGTGCTACTGTCGTTGCTCCTGATGGTGCTGCTACTGACACTGTTCCTTCAGGTAAGGCAGGTATCGGCGTTGCTGTTACCGAGTCCCTCGGTGCATACGGCGAAGTTTCCTTCGTTGGTTCTGGCGACCGTAATGTTGACCGTGGTTACGGCACTAAGGTTGGTCTGAAGTATTCCTTCTGATTCAATAGTTAGTAATCCCACACCTCCCCCTAAAGGGGAGGTTTTTTTATGGCTAAGATACGTATAAATCGCTCTATATACCTAGGTTTGTCTTCCTTTACTTTTCCATAACGACAGGATCAAAAAGATTTGATATAATATACAGGTCTTTGAGACAAACCCCGTAAATTTACTTCAAGGAATTTTTTCAAATGAAAGCAATCGCACTTGCCGCACTGGCTCTGTCAGCACTGGCGACACCTGCCCTTGCAGGACCCTATGTAGAGTCCAAGCATGAATTCAAAGGGACTGATGAGGACTTCTCCAAGGCAGTCCACCAAGGTCGCGTCGGATATGAATGGAAAACTGGTCGCCTCGCACCTTATATCGAAGGTGGTCTGGGTGTCTCCTACCCTGACGCTGGCGAACACGAAACCTTTACTGCCCTGGAAGTTGGCAGCAAAGTAAAGATCACTGATAGTTTCTCTGCTTATGGTAAGTATGAGAATATCTTCAATAATGATTCTACCCGTGACTGGAAAGTCGAGCTCGGCACCAAGTACAAGTTCTGATAAAGGATAGATATGAAACTCAAAGCAATCGCAGCTGCCGCCTTGGCAGCACCCCTGGTGGTAGCATGTGGATCCACCGAGCAAGTATCAACCTCAGAACCATTTAGTTTGAATGGAGCGGGGGCATCGTTCCCCGCCATGCTGTATCAGAACTGGACGCAATCTTTTGCTGAAGATACGGGCAACAAAGTAAACTATCAAGCAGTTGGTAGTGGTGCTGGTGTCCGTCAATTCAAAGCAAAGACCGTTGACTTCGGTGCCAGCGATGGTGCTGTCGCTGATGCCAAACAACCTGCTGAAGGTATGGTCCACATCCCCATGACTGGTGGTGCTATCGTCCCTACCTACAACTATCCTGGTTGTGAAGTCAAGATGACCCAGACTGAACTTGCTGATGTATTCCTTGGCAAGATCACTAACTGGTCTGCTTTTGGTTGTGCTGATAAGCGCATCGCTACCGTTCATCGTTCTGATGGTTCTGGAACTACCAAAGGTTTCACCAACTCCCTGTCAGCATTCTCTCCCGAGTGGAAAGAAAAGGTTGGCACTGGTAAGTCAGTGAACTGGCCTGTTGGTATCGGTGGCAAAGGCAACTCTGGTGTTGCTGCTGCTATCACCAACACTCCTGGTTCTATTGGTTATGTAAACTATGGTTATGTCCGTGGTGATTTGCAACAGGTAGCAATTCAGAACAAGGCAGGTAATTATGTCACCGCTTCTGCTGAGACTGCTTCTGCTGGTCTTGGTGAGATCGTTCTTGACGATCAACTCCGTGGTGCTGATGCTAACCCTGCTGGTGCTAATGCCTATCCTATCGTCTCCTTGACTTGGATCCTGGCATACCCTGAGTATGAAAAGAATGAAGACGTGAAGACAATGCTCCGCTACATGCTGACGCCTACGCAACAGCAGAAAGCAGACGCACTAGGTTATGTTCCCCTCCCCGAGGGTCTGCGTCAGAAAGCACTCGCTGCTGTTGACACTCTTAGGTAATAATACTTAGTTTGTTAGGATACAAAAACATAAGGGGCTTGACGCCCCTTTCTTTTTGCTATATAATATGTAAAGATTTACAACAAATGTATCATGACTGTAACAACTAACGAACTTGGGCAGAATAACCTGTTCGCTAAAGAACCCCCTATGGTTGTCGAAGACTACAATCGTAAGGGTCTCTTCTCTCCCATGCAGTACAGAGAAATGTATAATGGACGCTGGGCGATGATGGGTGTTGTTTCGGGCTTGCTTTCTTATGCAATCACTGGTAAACTGTTCTTTGGAATCTTTTGAATTTCTTTATGAAGTGGACACAAGAATCCCTGGCTGAGGCAACAGCAGAACTCGGTTGGGATATTTGTAATGATGATCTGGTGGTTGAGATTGGTGGCACTGCCGTCTCTGGTATTCATCAAGGGGAAGAATATAATGAGAAGTGGGCGACACCTTATGGTGTTCGCAAGTATAACAAAGATGCTTTTATCGTTATCAAGAACCGCTCTCGTTCTCCCTTTGAACCATCTAAATACAACCCCGATCTCAAAGCACACCATGCCTAACCCCGATGCACTCTGGCAGGACATCCAGAAGCTCGATGATTTGTATGAAGAGCTACTGTGGGATCCTGACGATGAGTTACAATTTACCCACGATGGTACTAAGATTATCATCACTAACAAAACACAGGAGAAACAACAATGAAATTTGGATTCACCCCTGAGGCAGAGATCCTCAACGCACGTCTGGCAATGCTCGGTTTCGTCATTGCTGTTGGCACTTACATGACCACTGGACAAATCATCCCTGGAGTTTGGTGATGGGTTTTTTAGCAGTAGCAGGCATTATGTTCCTAACATTTACTGCTGGAGCACTTATCACTCAGTCTGGAGATGAATCATGACTGAATTATTATTTACTGTAACTAGTGTTGCATTCTTTGTACTTCTATGTTACTCTGTAGAGAAAGTAATTGAAACCTACTAATGAGCAAAGACTTAGCCAATCCAAATCAAGAGTTTGATACAAGAGAGATCGAGCGACCTAATTCAGTCAAACTGTCTATGCCTTGGGAACTTTATGAACTTCTTCAATGGGAAAATGATGACGGACTTCAGTGGTCCTATATCGACAAAGATCGAGTTCTCGTAAAACGTATTCCAAAGGAAGGTGGATCAACTGGAGACACAATTCCTCAAGGAATGTTTGAACAACAATCTAGCAAACCACCAGAAACTATCCCTATTGAACCACCAGTCAAAAAAGTTGATGTTGAAGTCATAGATGAATAAAGATGACGGGGGAGGGCAAAAATCCTCCCCGTTTTCATAAATAGTGTATCCCCCCGTACATAGGATAGGGAAATTATGGTAGGTCTATATGTTCTAGTTGCAATTATTATATTGATGATTGCATATGCTGGAGTTGAAGAAACCCTCAGGGTATTTGCTTACATGGATCTACAGTTGCGCTTTGCTGTTCTCCGACTTAGAATGAAGTGGATGGGCTGGAATCTTCGTAGACAACTTGTCAAAGAAACAGCAAATTACACGAAATTTATTCGGGAACAAAAAAATGAACGAGAAAGAGATGTCAGACTTGTCTCTGACAAGGAAAGAGTGTCCTAAGTGTCAAGCCGTGTGGATCAACGGTCAACACATTTGGTCGGGTACGGGGAACAAAGGAAATGAAGATGATCTTGCAGGTTTAGTTTGCAATAATCTTGGAGATCATACCTGCATCAATCCTAAGAAAGGATCTGACAGAGGAGATACTTGGGAAAAGCGTCTTTCCTTCTTAGAAGATACTTTTGAAAAAGATAAAAAAAACATGGAAGACCTTAGAGATAAATTTGGTGATGCCTAGAAATCAACTGGACAAAGAAGAACTAAAATGCTACGTCCTCAAACTAAAATCTAGTGTAGATAATGATGTGGCATTCCCAGGCGAAAAAGATCTTGTACAAAAGTATTTGAATAAAGTACTGGACAAGATTGAAGAGTACAGATACTAAAACCAAAATTGACTTTCCATTTCCTTTTGACCCCGAAAAATTTTCGGGGTATTTTTTTGCCAGGGGGGTTGACGGGAACTGAGGTCGCTGCTATAATAAATAGGTAAACAAATGTAACGCATCTCTAAGATTTCTTTACATTGTCCAACACCCCAAACCGAGACCTATAGGGTGTATAAAGCACGTCTCTCATATCCTGTCTGAGGGTGACAGGAAATAGTAACTCCACCATTTCCCTGATGGTCTTACTAACTGTTTAATTACAATGGCTCAATCTACTCTTTCGCGCCAACAAGGCGCTTCTACCTGGGAAAACTTTTGTGACTGGGTAACCTCCACCAACAACCGTCTGTACGTCGGTTGGTTCGGTACGCTGATGATTCCAACTCTGTTGGCAGCGACCATCTGCTTCATCGTCGCGTTCATCGCTGCTCCTCCTGTGGACATCGATGGCATCCGTGAACCCGTTGCTGGTTCACTCATGTATGGTAACAACATCATCTCTGGTGCAGTTGTTCCTTCTTCCAACGCAATTGGTCTTCATTTCTACCCCATTTGGGAAGCCGCATCGCTTGACGAGTGGCTGTACAATGGTGGTCCTTACCAGCTCGTAGTCTTCCACTTCCTCATTGGCGTCTTCTGCTACATGGGTCGTGAGTGGGAACTGTCCTATCGCCTGGGTATGCGCCCATGGATCTGTGTTGCTTACTCCGCTCCCGTCGCTGCCGCAACGGCAGTCTTCCTGGTCTATCCTTTTGGACAGGGTTCTTTTAGTGATGGTATGCCTCTTGGCATCTCTGGTACGTTCAACTACATGCTTGTTTTCCAAGCAGAGCACAACATCCTGATGCACCCCTTCCACATGCTCGGCGTAGCAGGTGTGTTTGGCGGTTCTCTGTTCAGTGCTATGCACGGTTCGCTGGTTACTTCTTCACTGGTTCGTGAAACCACTGAGAACGAGTCACAGAACTATGGTTACAAGTTCGGTCAAGAAGAAGAGACCTACAACATCGTTGCCGCTCATGGATACTTCGGTCGTTTGATCTTCCAATATGCATCCTTTAACAACTCACGCTCTTTGCACTTCTTCCTCGCTGCGTGGCCTGTTGTCGGCATCTGGTTTACTGCACTTGGTGTTAGCACCATGGCATTCAACCTCAACGGTTTCAACTTCAACCAGTCCATCATTGATGGTCAAGGTCGTG